GGCTGCTGCTGCTCGGTCTGCTGGGCGAGGTGACCACCACCGGGGCGAGTTCCCCGTACACCCATGTGTTCACTGTCGGTGACTCGCTGCCTTCGTTTTTGATCGAAAAAGGCTTTGCCGATATTGGCCAGTATTTCCGTTACCTGGGCTGCAAGATCGGCTCAATGAAGGTGAGCTTCACCCCATTTGGCTCTCAAAAAATGACGTTTTCCATCATGGGTGCGCAAGAGGTTGCAAACTCAACAGCCTTCGACACGACACCAACCGACCTGACCTATGAACCTTTCGACGGCTACGCCCTTGGCACGCTTCAGGAGGGTGGCGTTTCCATTGCCGACATTACCGGCGTGGACTTGGAAATCAGCAATGACCTCGACGGCGACCAGTATTTGCTGGGCGGGACCGGGCGGCGTGCTGACATCCCGGAGGGCACGGTTGCAGTGACCGGCACCCTCAAGGCGCGATTCTCAAACCTGACCCTCTACACCAAGGCGATCAACGGCACCGAATCAAGCCTGAAGCTGATATTCAGCAACGGGACAGGAGCGGGGACGAGTGGCAATGAGAGCTTAGAATTTTTCATCCCTGAGCTGACCTTCACCCCGAAATCACCACCGGTCAGCGGCCCCAAGGGGATTATCGTCGAGTTGCCCTTCGTCGCCTATTACAAGGACGGGTCGGTCAGCAGTGCTATTCTGATTACTCTCAAAAGCCCAACAGCCACTATCGGGTAAGTAATGGAACGCTACACCATTAACGGAAAGACCTACACCCAGCGAATCCTGGTGCTGGGCCAGATCAAGCAACTGACCGAGGCGCTTGAAGGCGCATCCATCCCGGCTGGTTCCGGGGTGGGGCAGGTTGCTGGGCTGATCGGTGATCAGTTGCCCCGTTGCGCGGCGGTGATCCTCCAGCCGGAAGGCGTTGCCCACCGTGACAAAGACCTGGCGGCCCTGGAAGCCGAGTTTGCCGAGCACATGGATATTGTCACGGCTGACAAGGTGATTGATGATTTTTTCGCCTTAACCCCTGCGGAAACGATAGCCAGGCTCATGGGCAGGCTGCGGGGGGTGTTCGTGGTGGCGCGGCGGACCGAGGAAGCTGGATCGACGATACAGTGCTCATCCTCAGCGGCGGAGACATTACCAAACGCGACGCCATCCTCTGGGGATACACCGTAGAAGAGGCGCGGCCCTATGTCCGTTTCAAGCGGCGCGACCTGCTGTTCCGCGAGGCGGTGCTGTATTTCCTGGGCTGCGGTGATGAGGGCCAGGACCCGAACGAAGAGTATTGCAGGGCGTGCCGTAACCTGGGCGAAGATGACTGTGCAAACTGCGACCCAAGCACAATCCGGGTGTTGAGTGATGAGTGATGAGCGATAAGGATACCAAACTCAGGGTTATCATAGAGGCGACGAACAAGGCCGACGCTGCCCTGAATGACCTCGTGTCAGGGCTGCGTCGCGCCGAGAAGGGCTCTGACAAGTTGCGAGGGTCCATGTCGCTGCTGACCGTTGCGGCAAGGGGTGGTGTTGCTGCTCTTGCCGCAACTGTTACCGTGGACGCGGCCGGCAGGGTTATCGGCCTTGCTGACGCCTATACCCTAGCAGAAGGCAGGTTGCGCCTGGTGACCAGTTCCAGCGCCGAGCTTGCTGGCGTGCAGGATCAACTCTATGCCAGCGCTCAACGGACCCGCACCGAATACCTATCCAACGTTGAAGGGTACGCACGGCTTGCCCAGAATACCAAAGACCTCCACCTGTCCCAGAGTGACCTGCTCGCAATCAACGAGACGCTGAACAAAGCCTTTATCATTTCCGGCGCAACCGAGGCTGAACGGTCCTCCACCATGATTCAGCTTTCCCAGGCATTCTCCGCCGGGGTGCTGCGCGGCGAAGAATTCAACTCTGTGGCCGAACAGGGCAGCCGGGTTCTGCAACTCCTGGCTGACTATACCGGCAAAAGCCGCGGCGAATTGAAGGGCATGGCCGAGGCTGGAAAATTGACAGCCGACGTGCTTGTCGGGTCAATCCTTTCCGGGGCCTCCAATATCAACGATGAATTTGGGAAGCTGCCAACAACAGTTGGCCAGGCCGGTACGGTGTTAAAAAACACCCTCGGCAGCCTGGTTGGTGACGCCAACAGGTCAAGCGGTGCGACGGATGGCTTGGCATCAGCGATCATCAATCTTGCCAATACCATCGACACCAACCGCGAGACAATTCTTTCCCTGTTCACAGGGATCGTTGAGAATGCCACCAACGCCTTTGATGCGGTCATGCAGAAGGTCAACCGGGTGAGAGGTGTCATCGCGGCCCTGAACGGCGAAATCACCTTTTCACAGCAGGCAGGGATGGGCCAGGCTGAATTGCGGGCCTATTTCGAGGCGGTCGACAGCGGCGTTGGAAAAGTCCAGGCTCGGCTGTCTGCTGCCCGGCAAGAGTTGGCAGCGCTTCGGGAAGGCGGCGACGTTGCCCAGCGGCAAGCCTTGCAGCAGGAAATCAGCAGCCTTGAATTTGCAATGCAGCAGGCCAAGGAGGTACAGAAAGGGCTTGCCGATGCAAAGAAGGAACCGAAGAAGGTTGAAGGATCCACCACGCCGCCCAAGAAGTATGAACAGACCAACCTGGACAAAAATGGGTTGGAGGAACTGACGAAAACATACCTGCCGCTTGTCTATGCTCAGAACCAGTACAAGGAAGCAGTCGAAAAGATCAACCTTGCGGTGAAGGCTGGGCAGATCACCAAGGAGCAGGAGGCGGCGGCCCTCACCGAGGCGAAAAAGAAACTTGATGACGCCACAGGCGCAACCAAGGCGCACAACAAAGCGGTGAGTGAACAGGAGGCGGCAACCAAGCAGGCGGCAAAAGAATATCAGTCGATCCTTGACCGCCTGTTACCCTTGGAAGTTGCCCAACGCAAGTACAATGAAGGCTTGGCGGCTCTTGACCAGATGGACCAAACGCGGAGCACCGAGAGCTATCAAGTAGCCCTGGCCAATCTGAAACGGGAGTACGACGAGGCTGCGGAGAGCGCACAGAGGTATGCCAGGGAAGCGGCAGCGGCACAGAGGGCGGCTCTTGAAAGTGAGTTGACCAGGAAGGGAACGGCAATCGAGATCAGTATTGCCCAGGGCAGCATGACTGAAACCGAGGCCCTTCCGTTCCAGGTTGACCTGTTGAAGCAGCGGCTACAGTTGCAGCAATCCCTTCTTGCCGACATGCAGAAGAGCACCCCGCAAGAAATCGCTGCCTGGAACTCGCAGGCAGAGGCTATTGACCGCACCACCTTGGAGCTTGCCAAGTACCAGCAGCAGCTGCGGCTGCTTGACCCAGGAGAAGCATTCAAGCAAGGGTTGAAGGATTACGGGGCGGCAACCAACACGGCAATGCTCGACTTCTACCGGACAGCGTTACCCAGCGCGATGGAGAGCTCGACCGAGGCTGTTGCTCGTTTCTTCCGTGATTTCGCCCAAGGCAACGCCACCCTCTCGGATAGCTGGAAAGCCCTTGGAAAGACCATAGAGGATGTTGTTTTTGATATAATTCAAGACCTCATTCAGCTTCAGTTGAAGATGGCAGTCGTCGGGGTTGGGCAAAGCCTGTTTGCCGGTGCAGCGTCTGCCGTCGGTGGCGGCAGCACGGGGGCGGTTGGTGGTGCCTGGGAGAACAGTGCGATCACCAGTGGTTGGTTCCACTCCGGTGGGAAACTCGGCTACGACCAGCCAACTTTCACCAGGGCCGTGCCGCTCTCAATCTTTATGAACGCTCCCAGGTTTCACACCGGCCTGAAGGGTGACGAATTTCCGGCGATCCTTCAGCATGGCGAGTCTGTGTTGACACAGGGGCAAATGGCAGCGATCGGCAAAGGGTTGAGTGCTGGAAACGGCGGTCAAAACGTCACGGTCAACATCATCGAAGATAAGCAGAGGGCGGGGACCACGCAACAGCGCCAGCAAAACGGTGGCAACGTCCTGGATGTGTTCGTCAGCCAGATAAAGAGTGCTATCGCCAATGATGTAGTCAGGGGAGGTGGGGTTGTGTCTACAGCGTTCGAGTCCACTTATGCGCTGAACAGGTCAGTGGCGAGGTAACAAGGATCATGGCTTTTCCAGTAGATTTCCCGGCCCCGCGCCAGCCAGCATATCTGCTGACCCGCAAACCGCAGGTAATTGAGACGGAAATGGAGGCAGGCCCCACGTTTTCACGGCGGGTCAGCACTGTAAGGCGGCACGAAATTCAAATCGAGCTGGTGATTACATCAAGCCAGGTTGACGAATTTCAAGATTGGTTTGACGATTCAGCCGGTGGTGCTGGTGGTGCCGCGTGGTTCACCGGACTGCTGCTCGACCTTGGCGATGGTAACGGGCTGCGTACCACTGTTGAGTGCAAAATCATTGGCGGGGCGTATGAGATAGCGCCCCATAAATCCACCTTGAATTGGACGCTCAAGTTCACAGTCGCAACTCGGTGAGAGAATGCCGGATTCAACACTATCAGAAGCCATCAAAGAAGCCTACGCCTCCCGGCCAACGGTGGTTATCCATCACACCTTGGAGCTCAACCACGCTGCTTTTACCACTCCGATAAGGGTAAAGCGTGGCGCTGGCGATATACTGGCGGTGTTGGAGGCGACAGCGCCCAGGGATGCGGGAATGCAGGTTACGTTCCTTGGATTCGGCTTCGACATCAAGCCACCGGAAGGCTCTGGCGGGCATTGTATGGTCGAACTGGATAACGTCAGCCGAGAGATTGTGGAGAATATCGAGTTGAGCATGACCGACGCCACGCCCATCACGATGATATACCGGGCGTACCTGGAAACCGACCTGACCAAGCCGCAGAACAACCCGCCCTTGGAATTGTCGCTGATTTCCATATCTGCCACCCCGTTCAAGGTGACGGCAACAGCGGTGCTGATGAACTTTCACAATAAAAAATTCCCTGGGGTTGTGTATGACGACCTCCGATTTCCATCCTTGGTGCAATGATGACCAAAGAGCCCTGGCCGGTCAAATACATCGGTGAAGCCTGGGTGCAGGGCGAGCATGATTGCTGGGGGTTTGCCAGAAGGGTATGGCGTGAGCAGTTTGGTTTGACTGTCCCGCATATTGATGCCGACGCCCTGTCCGCCCTCTCAGTCGCTCGGAAGATCAGGGACGATGAGCAGATCAACAGCTGGGAAAAGATCGACACCCCTGAAGATGGCTGCGGGGTGCTGATGGGTAAATCAGAGCGTCCCTGTCACGTCGGGGTGTGGGCTGATTTCGACGGTGGAAAGGTTTTGCATTGCGTCAATGGTCGCGGGGTTGTTTTTACCGGCAACCAGGCGCTACAGCTTATGGGGTATCGGGTGTTGGGATGGTATCGGAGAAAACAGAAATGACCGAGACTCAATACATTGTTGTCCGGAACCCCTGGGACACTCACGGCAGCAGGGAATTGGTCACCGCTGATCCTGGCATGACCCTGGCTGACATTGATATAGGCGCAGACCTGCCCTACATCATCGTCGCCGATGGCGATGGCATCTTGCAAAAGGATTGGGGCACCCTGATTTCCGACTACAAGACGGTTGTGGTGGCGGTGCTGCCGGAAGGCGGCGACGGTTCCAACCCGCTTGCCGTGGTGATGATGGTCGCCGTTGCGGTGTTGGCTGCATACACGGGCGGCGCTGCTGCTGCCTTATATGGCGGAGCTACAACCGCAGCGGGGGCAACGGCAGGGGCTGTCGCATCGACAGCGGTTATGATGGTTGGCTCAATGGTGGTCAATGCCATCATTCCGGCGCCATCAGCTCTGACCTCTCAACAGGCTGCGGCTATGGCTTCGCCTTCACCCACCTATTCGCTCAATGCACAGGGTAACTCGGCCAGGATCGGCGCACCAATTCCGGTCCAGTATGGCCGGGTAAAGTGTTTTCCAGACTTTGCCGCCATGCCCTATGCTGAATATGCAGGCAACGAGCAATACCTGTATCAGTTGTTTTGCCTTGGCATGGGGCACTACTCCATTGAAGAAATCAAGATAGACGATGCATCTGTGGCCTCTTACCCAGAGGTTGTCTACGAGGTTATCCAGCCACACGGCCAGTGTACCCTGTTTCCTGTGAACGTGACGACCGCCTCTCAAGTCGCTGGGCAAACACTCAACAACGGCGAGTATGTTGGCCCATTCCCGGCCACCGACCCGGAAGACTACTGCAATTCCATCGGCATTGATTTTGTCATGCCCAAGGGCATGTTCTATGCCAATGATCAAGGCGAGCTTGACCCGGTGTCCATTACGGTGCGGGTTGAAGCGTCGCTCATCGACGACGTAGGTGTTCAGGTCGGTGGTTTCTTTACGCTGGGAGTCGAGTCATGGACGATGGCCACCAACACCCCGCAGAGGATCAGTCAGCGCTATTCTGTGGCCTCTGGGCGCTATCAGGTGAGGGTGACAAGGGTTGATGTGGAGAACACCGAGGCCCGATACGGGCATCAGGTGGCGTGGGGTGCTCTGCGGGCGTATATGCCCGACACCAAGGACTTCGGCAACGTCACGCTCATTGCCATGCGAATGCGTGCCTCGAATAGCCTTACCAACCAGTCCAGCCGGAAAATCAGCGTGCTTTCCACCAGGATGCTGCCAATCTGGAACGGGTCAACCTGGTCTGCGAATACCGCCACACGTTC